CGAAAAAATTGGGATGCCGTTGTTGCCTTGGCAGCATTACGTCCTTGAAGATATGTTGAGTGTTGATAAAAACAATCAGTTTATCCGCAAGTCAAACTTGTTGCTATGTGCAAGGCAAGTGGGAAAGACCCATCTTGCTAGAATGAGAATTTTGGCAGGATTGTTCCTATTTGAGGAAAAAAACATTATTGCAATGTCCTCTAACCGAAACATGGCATTAGATACATTTAGACAAGTTGCAAACACTATTGAGGACAATGACTTCTTAAAAGCGCAGGTTAAACGCATTAGATATGCAAACGGACAAGAATCAATAACATTACTTAACGGTGCAAGATATGAGATTGTTGCAGCGACTCGCGACGGAAGCCGCGGAAAAACCGCTGACTTCCTTTACATTGATGAATTACGCGAGATAAGCGAAGAAGCATTTAAAGCTGCTGTTCCAACAACAAGAGCAAGACCTAATTCTCAAACATTATTTACTAGCAACGCCGGTGATGCGTTCTCAACGGTTTTGAACGATCTTAGGGAAAGGGCTATGGATTACCCTTCTAAGACTTTTGGATTTTGGGAGTACTCAGCACCATTAGCTGCAAGGCAAGATATTAAAAACCGTAAGTTTTGGGCAATGGCTAACCCTGCACTTGGTTATACCGTAACTGAAGAAGCAATCGAAGAATCAATAGCTACTAACTCGATTGAAGCTACTTTAACGGAAACTCTTTGCATGTGGATTGACTCGCAAGTCTCACCATGGACATTTGGAAGCATTGAAGCAACTTCCGTATCAGATTTGATATTGCCAGTAGGCGCAATGACTGTTATGGCATTTGACGTTAGTCCGAGCAAGCGAACAGGCACATTAGTTGCCGGTCAGATTGTTGACGGCAAAATTGCAGTTGGAGTGATGGAAACCTTTAGTAGTGAAGTTGCCATTGATGAAGTTAAAATGGCTAGTTCAATTCATGATTGGGCTTTAAAATACCGCCCTGTTCAAATTGCTTACGATAAATACGCAACCGCCTCTATTGCGCAAAAATTAGAGCAATCAGGTCATAAACTTATTGATATTTCAGGACAAGCGTTTTATCAAGCTTGCGGAGAACTTGCCGACAGTCTTTCTAATTTAAGGCTTGTTCATAGTGGGCAACCTGAGTGGGTTAATGCAATGAATAATTGCGCAGCTAAAACAAATGATGCAGGCTGGAGAATCATCCGCAGAAAATCCGCGGGAGACGTCACCGCTGCTATTTCAACTGCAATGATTGTCCACATGTTGAGCAAACCTATCTCAATACCTAAGATATTCGTTTAAAATGGTGATATAATTCTCTAATGGGATTTTTCCGCGATTTAATAGGATTACAGCCAAAACCTCAAATTACTGCGCAACTTGCGCCACCTGTCGTAACTGACCCATTTACTTACTATTCTCAATTTACACCATTTCAATCTGTTAGTAGAGACGAAGCAATTTCCGTACCCGCAGTCATGCGCTGCCGCAACTTAATTGCAACAACAATCGGAACTATGCAACTTAGCACTTATTCAAAAGCTACAAAAGAAGAATTACCTAATTTACCTTGGGTGAATCAATTATCTAAGTCAGCACCTAACTCCGTTATAGTCACCGCCTTGGTTGACGCATTACTATTTTATGGGACAGGGTATCTAGAAGTAACCGAGGTGTATCAAGACGACAATCGTCCGGCAAGATTTGATTTTGTAAATAATACTAGAGTTCAAGTTCAATTAAATAAAAATAACACTTTTGTCGATTTCTATACAGTAGACGGCGTTGAGAGACCAATGAGCGGAATCGGCTCGCTTGTCACTTTCCAATCACCGATTGATGGAATTCTTCATGCCGGTTCAAGAATTTTGAGAGCAGCCATTGATTTGGAAAAAGCCGCTGCAAATGCAGCTTCAGTTCCAACTCCAGCGGGTATTTTAAAAAATAACGGTGCAGACCTTGGCGAAAAAGAAGTTGCCGGTTTATTAGCGGCTTGGCGTCGTTCTCGCGCTGAAAGATCAACCGCATATTTAACTTCAAGCTTAGAATTTCAACCAACTTCATTTTCACCTAAGGACATGACCTACGTAGACAGTTTGCAATACATGGCTACGCAAATTGCAAGACTTTGTAATATTCCGGCTTACTATATAAGTGCAGACATGAACAATAGTATGACGTATGCCAACGTTCAAGACGAAAGGCGTCAGTTCGTTGCACTATCTTTGCAACCTTATGTAAGTGCGGTGGAAACTCGTCTTAGTATGGATGATCTATCACCGAACACACAGTTTATCGCTTTTGACATGGACTCCGGATTTTTAAGAGCAAATCCATTAGAAAGATTAGCAGTAATTGAAAAAATGCTAAGTCTTAATTTAATAACCGTTGAACAAGCTAGAGAAATGGAAGAACTAAGCCCAAATGGAAATAATTAACTTTAGTGCAGATTTAGAGGCTTCCGAGTCTCGTCGTATTATTGCTGGAAAAATTGTTCCGTTCGAAAATGAAATTGGCAATACTTCAGTTGGACGAGTAATTTTCGAAAAAGGTTCTATACAAATTGATGAGCCAACAAAAGTAAAACTATTACTTGAGCATGACCCTAAATCTCCAATAGGTCGCATGAAAAAAGTCGAGGAAGATGAATCAGGCATTTATGCAGAGTTCAAGGTTAGCAATACAACCAAGGGAACTGATAGCCTCATTGAGGCAAGCGAGAACCTACGTTCCGGCTTGAGTGTTGGAGTGGAAGTTATTAAAGGAAAAAACAGTAACGGAATATATAGAGTTAGTGCCGCTAAGCTCATGGAAGTCAGCCTTGTTCAGGCTGCCGCTTTTTCAAGTGCCGCGGTCACTTCAGTCGCTGCGTCAAGCGCAGAGGCAGAATCAACCGAAACCAAAACAGAAAAAGAGGAAATTGTGGAAAACACAACACCTGAAACACCTGTTGCGTCAGAGGTAGTAGAGACCCCAGCGGTTGAAGCCTCACGCCCAACAGTAACAGCACCAATTTACACAAAGCCACGCCTTGAGTTCACAAAGGAAAAATTCCTAGAGAACACACTTCGTGCGCAATACCTAAACGACGAGGATGCTCGTCAATATGTTCGTGCAGCAGCAGACACAACTGACAACGCAGGTTTAATTCCTACACGTCAACTAACTGAGGTTATCAATCCTCTTTCAAATGCTGACAGACCGTTTATCGATAGCATTTCTTCAGCAGCCTTGCCTGACGCTGGCATGTCTTTTGAAATTCCAAAACTTACTCAAGTGCCTACTGTTGCAGAAACAGCAGAGGGCGCAGCACCATCTGAGCAAGATCAAAACGTTTCTTTCTTGACAGTAAATGTTAAAAAGTATGCTGGACAACAAACTTTCTCAGTCGAATTGCTAGATCGTTCATCTCCAGCGTTCTTCTCAGAGTTAGTTCGCCAAATGGAATTTGCTTATGCCAAAGCAACTGACGTTGCAGTTGGAACAGCACTTATCAACGGTGGAACAAATGGTGGAAACCGCACACTAACCGCAGCAAATATCCAAGACTTTATTTCAGATGCAGCAGTATCTATCTATAAGGGAACTCTTGGATTTGCACAAAATATCGTAGTGTCACCTGAGCAATGGGGTGCATTGATGGGATTAGTTGATGGTTCAAACCGTGCAGTATTTACACAAACTATCAATCCTCAGAACGCTTCAGGAAATCTTACACCTACAAATATCCGTGGAAACATTGGTGGATTAAATCTTCGTGTATCAACAGCGTTAACAGATGGCTCAGGAACTGGCGATAACACAATGATCGTTATTAACCCAGAGTCCTACACATGGTATGAGTCAACTAAGTACCGCCTAGAGACAAACTTGATTTCAACAGGACAAATTCAAGTTGCTTACTACGGTTACGGCGCAATTGCAACTAAGGTTGGCGCAGGCGCATACCGCTGGATGGTTGCATAAACTTTCCTTTATAGGAATCAAGCGTAAAGGGGCGCAGGAAGCCTTCGCCCCTTTACTTTAAGAAAGGACAATAACTTGCCGGCTACCTACGTGACGAAAGCTGAACTTCGCACATTACTTGGGATTGGAAGTTTATATTCTGACTCAGTAGTGGAAGAAGTGGCGCAGGCTGCCGAAAATATTGTCAAAGGCTATTTGTGGTTTAATGATTACAATATTGTAGAGCAAGAAATAACTTCTACAACTTCAGCAACAGTTTATACAGATATTAAACACAACGTTTTAGTAGGCGATACAGTTGTTATAGAAAATTGCGGTGCTAAATATAACGGTTCAAAAACAATCACCGCCGTAACAGATTATTCAATGACTTATGCAATAAATAACGGAACAGTAGAATTAAAACACATTGTTAGACCTTATGGAACTGCATCAGCTACTACGCATGTTGATTATGCAACTGTTCCCGAAGTTAGACAAAGTGCAGCAATGATCGCCGTAGATATTTGGCAGTCAAGACAGAGCAGTAACGCAGGGGGAATTTCTCCTGATTTCCAGCCTTCGCCTTATCGCATGGGGAACACTCTCTTAGCAAGGGTACGAGGATTGTTAGCAAATCATTTATCACCTAGTGGCTTGGTTGGCTAATGCCGGTTGCCGTTACAACCCTTAGGTC